GAAACTGTTCCTATACCCAGTTCCTGAGTTGGGTTGAAAAATACTTTATCATCTAATTTAGATCCAAAATATGGTGTTTTGAGAGGAATTGTGAATTTATCGGTAATTTCTACTAATTCTGTAGATGCTGTATGAATTCCTGCAGTGTGCTCAGTAATTGCACGAATTACTTTTCTATCTGGAAATATATTTAAAACAGATAATCTAGCAGTTCCAATACCAATAGTTGATCCTACAGATATATTTGGTACAGTGGATACGTAAATATCAGTAACAATACCTGCTGCAGTTATAGCTGGAGTATCTAAAATTAATTTTGTCTTCTCTGAAGAAACCCCAATTACATGTTCACCCGTAAGTTTTGCAATAAATGTTGAAATTCCAGAAATAACAACTGTATCATTATCTAATAAAGTATGTGGTTGACTATTATGTACAGATATCTCTCCAGATTTATTCCAAACTAATTTTGCATTTTGATAATCTTCAATAGTTGTTGATAAATTCTCTACAGTTTTTCCAGTAATAGAATCAACAAATGCACTGATACCACCGCCATTAGTATCGGTATTATCAAATGTAGCAAGATCGCCTACTTTATACCCTTCACCTGCTTCATGAATATCAAATGATTGAACTGATCCTTTAGTTACTGATTCAATAGTAGAACTTTGCAATAATATTTCATTAGGTTCATTGATGAAATCATTATCTGATCCACTATCACCAACAGCATATGGTAGAGTATTTCTAATTAAATCAGAATTATTAAAATCATATAACTGATCTACTTCCTGTGCTATTAGTTTTGATCTGTAAGTATCACCAATGTAGTGTGGGAATACAGAAGTTTGTGTATTTGTATTAATTCCTACAAAATATGCATAAACTCCATTTGGAAATTGTGGTGTTTTTGTATATCTACCATTATGTTTATCCAAATCTCCAGAATTATCAAACTTATAATCATCTACAAAAAATCCATTTCCAAACCCAGATGGTCTATCAACTACACTAGAAGTTGATAAAACATAACTTGTTGCTAAGTTTCTTATTTGAGAACTGCTATTTGTAGCATCATCATACCCATAAGGACCATATATTGGGTTTCCATCATATGCCCAACCTATAATTGGTGAATGATCAATACTGTCATCTCCAAACTCAGATAAACCGATTGCAGTTGAGTATCCAATCATACCATACTGTAATCCGTCCTCTGTATCCACTAAAATCTCATCACCATGTCTTTCATGATTATTAAGTGTAAGGTGCCTTACAGACGCTTCTAGAGATGCATTAGAACCTCTAGAAGTTACTTTGATAGATGTTGTAGCAGAAGTATATCCGATACCTGTATTAAGCACAACAACATCAGTAACCTTCTGATTTACAACCACTGCTCTTAATTTTGCACCTGTTCCTGATCCAATACCAACAACTTCTAAGTCTGGTGGAGATGTATATTCACTTCCAGTATTTGTAACTTGTACATTTATTATTTTACCACCATCAATTATTGGTTTTAATTCTGCACCTTTACCAGTTTTTACAAAAATATCTGGTTTTTTGTGGAAATTAATTGTTGTAGATCCATATCCTGTTCCTGCATTATGCAGATAAACGTCAGAAATTGATCCTTTTATTACAGGAGTTGCAGTAATTACCCCAACTCCACCAATAATATCTGCATTTACTGTAATATTAATTGCAGGATATGCAAAATTTTGATTACCAGTGCCTACAGAAACTATATCTACGTAATTATTTCTATCATAATTTGCAGAAATTGTTCCTGCTGCACCAGCATTTGCTAATCTAAACTCATTTTCATTTAATTTAATTACTTGATATTGCAGATTTGTGTCTAAACCACCTATAGATGTGCCATCTGTTGAATAAACTATTTTTTCACCACTACTAAATCCATGATTTTTGAAGAAAATAGTATCATGTGCAGTGCTAATTCCAGTTGGTTGTACAATTAATTTGCGATTTTCAAAATCTGTTCCAGAATTAACTACAGAAATCTTGGAAATTGTGTTATTTGCCTTCTTAGTTCTGAATTTATGAATACCAGAAGTTTCTGCAGTAGTAAATCCTACAGTATTAATACCTGCAGAGTAGTCTGATATAGTTTCATAAAGATTAATTGTTTTATTATTAACTACTTCAGCGACATAAACTGCTCCATTATTAAGAGTTAATCCAGTAATTAAGTTTATACCATCCTGATATGCGGTTGTTCTAATACCAACTCCAATCGCTGTATTACCATTTCGGTTGTAAATTATCTCGTCACCACTTATTAAATTATGATTTTGTGGAAAAGTGAGGTTATCATTAGTTACATCTATACCACCACCCACTGTAGACTGTCTTCCATCGAATGTAAGAGTTCTATGTCTCTCTTCTAGTTGAGCATCTAATATTGCACCAGAAGAATTACCACCAGTGATAGTAACGGAAGATACCTTCTTAATATCAAAATCTTGTGGATCAATAAAGACTTCAGTAAGTTTACCTTTCACTACTGGTTGAACAAGAGCTGTGGTCAATCCTGCACTTATTGTTACTGATGGTAGATTTATGACATCGAAGTTTGTTCCACCATTATACACTCTAACGCTCTCTAACGGTCCATAGTAAACTTTATCTGCTGACTTATAGTTTATAACCTCTACACCATTCACAAGCATTCCAAGAGCACCTGGTGCTGTTACAGTGTTCTCTCCTGTTTTTACATCAGATGTATATGGAAACTTACGTAATAACTTCTGAGGATGAATAAATTGTGTCTTTTGAGTAACTAAAGTAAACTTATGAAATCCAGATGTTGCAGGTGCAGAAAAATATTCACGAGTTGGTATAGTGGCGTTATCTGCATCAATTAATGACCTTGATCTATACAGTTGTACCTTTTTCTTATCTGCTAATACTTTTACAAAATATGATGCACTATCTTCTAATCCATCAAGAGTGTTATTTTCTGCATTGTAAATTACTTCTTCACCTGTTTTAAATGGAACATCACTATTGAATGATATTACACTATATTTTAGTTTGTTAGTATTAAATTCTTGTAAATTAGTAGATACAAGAGATGTGATTATAGATTGGTCAAGATTTTTTGTTAATGTGTATGATGGAAGGGAACTAGATGCTACATAAAAACAATTTTCCTTTTCTGTATATAAATTTTGAATATCTGCAGTAATTAAATCATTTCCATATACTAAAGGAGCACCACTACTGTTTACTGTCTCTAATTTTCTACGTATAGAATAATCAGTTGTTGCTGAGGGTGATCCACTCAATCCACCTAATGTTACTGTGCTTCCATTTATTGTCTGTACTGTCGCATCAGCAAACTCTACAGTTTCAGATGCTCCTAAAAGCACATCCACAATATCACCAACTTTAAGTGCAGATGGATCTGGTGTAGTTTTTAAATTAAATCCATTATTAGTATTATCAACAAAAAATCTAGAACTTGTGTTATAAATCCAAGAATTTGCAAAGGTTTGTTTATATGTTTTGTTAAATTCAGGATTTTTTATCTTTTCACCAACATTTTTAACAAATATCTTTTCGCCTTCAGTAGTTGAAGTAACATCACCAATAGTTTCTACGTCTGATAATACACCAGTAATTCTTATTTCAACCTTTTTAGTAATATCTCCATCTTCATATCCAAAGAAAACATCATTTGTGCGAATACTGGATTTGGTGTCCATAGCATTGTCTACACCGACACATCCTAAGAACTGATTAACTGTTTTTGATGAATATGTAATAATATTAGCACCAGAAAGAATAGTGCCAGTTGATCCAAATCCAACAGTGCTATCTACAGTAATAGCTGAAGATCCAACTGATACTGGAGTGATATTTGCTGTTTTTGGTTGAATTTCAAATGTCCCTTCTATTAAGTCCCTATCATCAAAACCAACAAATAAACCTAATTTAAAATATGTGCTTATTCCAGACCTTGTAAATATCTCAACTTCAGAAACTGATGCTTGAGTTTCTAAATCAGACTCTTTTTTAATTGTTTGACCAACAAGTTTATCAGGATCACCTGATATTCTTTCAGCAACAACTATTTCTCTTCTTAAAAACTCTGCAGATGATGGTTTTGGTAAATATTGTTCTAAATCTATAACTTTTGGTACTTCACCAAATAATACCTTAAATAATATCTTAAATGACTCTTCAGTTCCCTTTGCTTCATAAAATGATCGTGCTTCTTTGATGAAATTATTAACATCAAGGTTTGAAACGAAATCTACATCCTCTAAACCAGGTGTAAGTGTATATTTTAACTTTTTATAAAATTCTTTAAGAAAATTAGAACTTAAGTTAATAACTTCCTTTCCAGCATCATGGGATGCTTGATTAGTATCTTCAAAAAGAAGTTCCTCAGCATTTAAATCTGTCCTATAACTACTAATACCACTAAAACCACGAACAACACCTGTAAATGTGTTTGTAGTTAGTCCAGTATATGTAAATATTTCACTATCAATCTTAAAAAGACCATATTGATCAGGAAATCCCTTTGTAGTGTATACCTGAACACTATCTGTGGTTGAAGTAATACCAGAATATAACGTAGTCTTTCCAGTTATGACTTCTGGAGTTAAATTATCTAATTTTATGTACTGATCTAAATTATCAGCAAGATCAGTAGCACCAGATTGATGCTCTTGTGAAATATAGTACTGCTTTAGGAAATCAAGCGTCTTTGGACTCTCTGCACGAATAAAATCGGGCAGTTGGTTCGCAAGAATTTGTTGTACTTGTACTCGTTTCTCAAAACCAGTTTGTATCATTTCTTAGTATCCTGATCCAGATGTTGTAGTGGTTGTTGTTGTAGTTGACGAAGTGGTTGTTGTTGAAGTATCTCCTCTTTTTAGACTTCCATTCAAATAACTTGATGTTGTCTTATATCCGACACCAGATATCTGCTCTCCAGATGAAATTGTATCCTTAACCATATTTATTGTGCTGTCAGATACGGAAAAACTCAAATATAAGTCTTTCAATCCAATTACATCATTTGAATCTGGGAATGCTTGTATCTCAATTACATCATTTGATGCAACAGTTGATGTTACATTTAATGTATTAATTATGATCTCACCTTTAATGTAATCAATTGTTCCAGCAGACTTAGCAACCACAGTGTATTCATTACTTTCAGATGATTCTTTAACCACAGATAAAACTCCCATATTTCCAGTTGCATCTGGAACATCTGTAAAGTATAATGTACCTGTTTGATTCGCTAAAGTAAATCCTGTACTTTTAATATTGAAACCACCTGCATTTTTCTTAAATGCATTACCATAACATATCTCATATTGTGCAGATTGATTTAACAAACACTTCATATTACGTCTAATAACCACTCTCGTAATGTTTGATGTAATTGAACTGTCAGACCCATCAATTATTTGACCTAATTTACTATATTTGAACCTTCCACCAAATTTATTGATGTTTGAAGTAGAGAATGTGCTTAAAACACTCATCACTTTACTCTTAACTTCGTTTACATTGCTTACTTGTGAACTGTTATAGTAAACTGCACTATCAATTTCAACATAAAGTACCTTTAAATCAATAATTTTCTGGTTAATACCAGATAATGAGTAATTTTTAAGTTTTGATTGAATATTTTGCTTATCAAAGTCGGAAACAAAGTCACCATTTTTTGGTTTTATACTTATAAGTACTTGACCAAACTCTGGTGGATCTAGTTCCTCGCCCCCTACAACCGCTACAGACTCAGTGTTAGGATAAATGGACTGAATGATTGCTTCGTAGTCTCTGGCGGTCACTGCACGGTACTGTGAAGCATATATTCTAGGTGCAAAATACTTAATTGAGTCGATACTTT